CCACCAACAAACGGATAAACCGCTTTCATCTTAGTCCACAAGCTATCAGCTTTTAAACCTATTACTAAGTTGTTTATTGCGTTAGCTTCTACTTGGTCAACTATACCTGCGTTAGTTACAAATGCCTGTGCATCAGCATCACTTACTGTTTGAGCACCTATACTGCGTCCGATAGTTGTTTGAAATGCTTGTACGGCTGTGTAAAAGTTAAGTGCTTCGGCATCTGTTAGACCATCTCCTATTGATGCGAATGCTAAATTTCTTGGTGAATATTCCGCACTTGCGTCTCCCGTCCTTAATAATTTAAAAGTTGAAGCAATATGATTAGTAGGTACTGAAGCAGTAACATATTGAGTTGTATTTTTCTGCCCCGTTTGCGAAGTTGCACTTGTTCTTGTTATTAAGAATAAACCCCTTGAATCTGTATTTGATACATTAACTCTTGTTCCCGCATTAACTTGACCTTCAAAGTTATTTCCAGCTCCTCTAATATACATAAAAGAACCAAATTGATTGCTATAAGAAGCTATATCAGAAACAGTTCCTTGATAATTAGTTCTTGAATAAACGGATATATGTGCGTTACTTTGCGCCATTACATTATTAGCTAAAAATGTATCTGCATATCCGTTAGTTCCGTTTCCTATTATTCCATTAGACGAATGCGTTACACCACCAAAAAAAGTTAATCTATAAGCGGCGTTTGTATCTAAAGGATTTTTTAAATTAAACTTGTGCGTTGAAGCTGTGCCACCTACAAATGGATATAAAGCACGCATTTTTGTCCAAATAGAATAACCTTTTAAGTCAACTACTAATTGATTAATAGCACTTTGTTGAGTAGGGTCTGTTATTGAAGCTGCTGTTATGAATGCTTGTGCATCGGGGTCAACTCCTCCTCCTGATGCAGTCCTCGCTAATATTCCGTGTGTTGCTAAAAACATACTATTTCCGTAACCTATCATAATACTAAACAAACTGATCCTGATACTAAATCAACTGCACTGAATTTCTGTGCCTCTGTTGGCCTGATGATTGCTCCAGCTTTCACAGCTGTTCCTGTGGCTGCAATGTAACTTGATTTCACATCAACTCCTCCAATCTTGATGGAGTTGAATACTGTGTCCTCAAGCACAACAATGGCATCATGGAGAATTGTTTTCTCTGTTGTATCATTCACAATGAATGTTCCTTGACTTGCTGAAATTACACTTAAATCTGTACTCATTTTATTTTTATTTTACGTTGTTATATCACCAGCAAGAGCCCACTCATTTGATCCAATCTTGATCAATGAGGCCTCTGCATATTGTGCTGAAAGTTTTGTCTTGCCACCAGAGGATCTCAATGTCACTCCTCCTGATGTTGTCACTGTTGTCTGACCAGCTCCATATTGAATCAACAAAATCTGTGTTCCTATTGGAAAGTTTACTGATGACTCAGCTGGAACTCTCAAGTCATTGGCTCCAGCATTGGTCAATTTTAGCAACTTGCCAGCATCACTGAGTTGCAAGGTTGTCAAGGCAGCTGTGTATTCTGTGATGTTCAGAGCATAGGTCTTGATTGCCTCTCTGATCTGAGCTCCTGTCATTTTTCTTGAGACATACACACCAGCTGAGACATATTGCTCAATCTCAATGATGTCATTATCAGCAAATGTGCTGGTTGCTAAGGATGTTAAATCTTGAATCTTTACTCCCATTATGCTTGAATTTCTCTGATGGTGCCATCCTGTGTGATCCTTATCTCATCATCCTGTGTGAATCTTGTCTCAGGATCAGTGAATGGATCATAAGGAGGCACAACCGTTGTTGTTTGTATTCCCTCTCCTTGTATTATGCGAATTAGTTCTATTTGTGTACTGGTATTTTTTCCGCTGTCATAATCACTAACTTTCTGCAATCTGTACACAACTCCATCAATGTTGATTAAGTTTCTGAAATCAAGAGAATTGATGTGCTCTGGTGCAAGCATTGCTGAGCAAGTCAGTTGCTTTCCAAATCTGCTCACCAGCTCCTTGATGAATCTCTCATGATACAAATACAAGTTGTTTGTTGTATATGTTGATGTGGACCAGAATACATAGTCAGGCACCCCAAAATTGAAATCAAATGAAGGTGAATCAAGAGAGTCAAGATGGCCCACATATGGATAGGATGTCTCATTGCTGTCAACACCACTCTCATCCCTGTGTTCCCACTCTCCAGATTTCAAGCCACCAAGTTGCACAATGAAGGGCTTGCCTTTTTTCTTTTCAATCAGACTGGTGCCATCCTCATTGAATTTCACCTGGAATGTTCTCGGCACAATCAGATCAGTGAATGATGATGGAGAATCCTCTGGTATCCTTGCTAATAGTTTTTGGCTGAATGGCAACTTGAATTCTGTATCATCCACAGCAAATTGGCTCTGAGATTGGACCAAGAATTGACCATATTGTTTCTGAACATCATCAGTGTATCTTGTGTTCCAATAGTCATCATCCTCCTCAAAATTGAACTTGTAATTCTTAGCACTAAAGTTGATGGTTGGTGTCACTGTGATATCTTTGCTCCTGTCAATCAGATGGCTCCAATCAAGAGCATCTCCAGATGCATTGTAGAAATCAGCCAAGGGCTCAATCTCCAGATATGATGGTGAGGATGTTGCTGGCTTGACATACAGATTGAATGCCGTAATCAAGCCTTTGAAAAATACATCACAAGTCATATCAGGCAAGAATGCACTCAGCTCAACTGTACCTCCAGGAGCCAAGACTTGAGTATTCCTTGTGATATTCAGATCAGCTGTGTTGCTCACAATCTGTGTTGTGATGCCTTGCAAGCCTGGTGTTCCTCCAATTATTTGTGGCTCAATCAACTGATATCCTAATCTGAAAGTCAAGACATCATTGATCAGCATGTTTATTTCCCTGGTGTAATCAAAGGAATATGTCAAAGAGTAACCTGTTGAGGCACCCTCAAGAAGGCCCTCATAAATTACATCACCAGATACAGCATTGCCATTCTTGAATATCAACAACTGCAATCTGTAATTGCCATACATCAATGAGCCTCCTGTTGACCAGGTGATGTCATGATCACCAAGATAGTTAATGGTGAATAAGCCCTCTGTTGCGGCAACAAACTGCAAAGGAGCTGTTGTCTGAATCTGACCAAGATTGTCCTGATTGACAGATCCATCATAATCATCAAGCAAAGCAAGATCATTAAGAAACCAAACTCCATTGCCATATCCCTGTGTTGTGCCGTTGATGATGAATCCTCCAGTGTTGTTCTGCTCTGTTGTGAATGCTGAGTCATTATCACTCTGTGTTGCATCAATGGTTGGCAGATCTCCTCCAGGATAGGCCATCAACAGCCTCTTGAATAATTGGCTCTCAAGGAATGTGCTGGACCATTTAATGCCAGCATATGTGAATGCCTTCTCAAGGATCTCATAAACGAAAACTTGAGGAGGGATGTGCTCAACACCAAACGTGGATGGCGTTGGTCTTGTGTACCCGTAATCAATCAAGCCGTAGTAATAACCTCGGCCATCCCAGTCTGGTGAGTTGTACACATATGCTGGTGAGCCATTCAGCTCAATCAATCCACTCCATGAATTCTGTTGGTTGCTCAATGTCATGGCATGGTTGTATTCTGACCATCCAAGTTCATTGATCTTAATTTTGGCAAGCCTGGAGATATAGTCAATTGTGTCACTCACAAGAGTCACATCAAAGGACCAAACTCCTCCAGAGAGCTTGCACTCCATGAGCTGTGCCACTCCATTAAACTCAAGCAAGCCATTCTGATAATACCTTGCACTTGCCTTGATGCTTGGATCAAAGTCAATGAAATCACTCTCAACATCTGAGATCTTGTCAATGGATGACAAGGTGAATACTGAGAGCATAAGCTCATAATTTCTCCTGGTCCCTGGCAAGGTGATTGTCTTTGATTTGTTGCCTTTCCTTGCTGTCAGATCCTTGATGTCACTGATGTTGAATGTCAATGGAAATGGGATGCTCTGATCCAGGTCAACAAGCCTGTCATTTATGTAAAGTTCTCCAGCCATCAGTTAAGTTGTGATGTGTATGAATATGTTCTCTCAATGGTGATCTGCTCTTGTATCAAGCCATCTCTCCTCCTTGTCTTGAATTGATATGAGCTGTTGGTGATATTCACTGGCTCGAACTCTGTGCCATTCTCTTGCTCAAGATATACAACAGGTGATTCATACAAGCTCCTCACAAGCCATTGCTGGACCTCTTGACTGATCCAGTCACTGTTCAGAATCAGCTGATCTGTGGCCCTCTTTGCAAAGGTAACTCTCTCACCTTGATACAATGGATAAGTATATGATGTATTATCCCAGACTCCCTTCTCTCTCTGATATCCATAACTCTCAACATTGGTTGAATCAACAGATACCAAGGTGAAGGTGAATGAATCCCACACACCAAACTTGTTGAGCCAGTGTAATCTCTTGGTGTCATATCTGTGGCACTCAAGATCAATGTCAATTCTGAAAGCCTCTGATGCTCCAGAATAAGCCCCTCCTCCTGTTGGCCTTGCCTCAATGGTGTAATATGCAGCCGCATCAAAGTTGCCTTGTGTGATGCTGGTATTTGCAATGATGGTTGATGGTGATGCATCAAACACAATAAAGTTGCTCAAGGTCACAGCCACAAGATCTGTTGCAATCTGTGTGTTTGAACTGTTATATATTCTGACTCTGAGATTCATCCCTGTGTCATCACAGATGATGCCCAGAAATACCCTCTCATCCAAGCCACAATAATATCTCTTGGCTCTTGGCCATGATGTCAAGAACAATCTTGGTGATGTGCTGTTGTTGGTATCTGCATTATAATTCTGATAATCAAAGTCAATCCAATCAGGATGCCTCAATGAGCCATTGAATGCATACAATGTTGCACTTGTATCACTGGCTTGAGTTGTCGGAGTTGCTCCATATTTCTCATAAACAATGATGTAATATTCATTGATTGCTGAATCATAGAATGTTGTCAATGTGCCATCCACAATCAAAGGGCTTGACAGCGTTGATGCCAAGATACCAGAACAATCAAACTTGCTCAAGGTGTTGAATTGTCTGAACACCTGATGTGTTGAATGCAATGATCCATTCACATACACCTCAACAATGAATGAGAAATTAGGTTGTGCTGTCTCATCTGATGAGAATGTGAACATCAAAGGATTCCCAGCTGTGCTGTATTTTTGTGGCTCATCATATATTGTTACTGCCATGTTTTTGTGTTTTTAGTGAATGTGATATCAAAGAGCAATCCTGTCACTGTTGCCAGGTCAGAGGCAATCCTCTCAAGATAATCATCAGTGATTGTGCTTGTTGTTATGTTCCTTGGCTTGAGTCCTGATGTTGTCTTCATATGGCTTGCTATTGCATAGGCCTGTGACATGTCCATGCCTTTCCATTGCTGGATGGCCTTGGCATGATTGGAGCTCACTCCAGGATATTGGAATGAATAAGGTGTATCATACAAACTCTTGCCAACTGGATTGACACCCTCATCAATGAACTTGTAATAATCATCAGCCTGGATCTCAAAACTCAACTGTCCTGTTGGAAAGTAAACAACTGACTGAGCCAAGGCCCCTGTGTTCCTTGCCTTGCTGGAGATTGTCTCTCTCAGATCCTCTGTGACCTTGTTGGCAAGATCAAGAATGAATCTCTCATATGCATTGGTTGGCTGAGATGCATCACTCTCAGAGACACCAAACTGGTCAAGAAAGTCAAATTCATCAGCCATGCTCTTTGTTTATTATGCGTTTTTGTTCATCAGCAATCTTGAAATAATTCATCCAGAACAATGTTTTCACATATGGCTGTTTTGTAATTCCTTCCACACTGCATCCCATCTCTCTTGATAATCTATGGATGATTCCTGTCCAGAGGAACCATTCTGAATCTTTAACTCTTGCTCCAGTATCATCCTCTCCATCATCATCCTCGCTGTCTGTATCCCCAAAATAGCGAGCCTCCGCTTGTCTAAGCTGTCCAAAAAAAAAGCGTAAAAATTCAAGAACTCATCACCAGGAAAATGCTCTCTGAATGTGAGATATCTCTTTTCATTAGGATTGAGCACTCGGCCTCTCTCATCCTCTTGGCAATACTCCATGCCATCCTCAACATACATGATTGACAATGGTGCCCAAGGATCAGCACTGATGTCCTCAATCAGTTTCAAGTCAATGATCTGACCTGTTGTGACATGGGCAAAGTTTTTCTCAAGCCTGTACTTTTGGCCCTTGATCTCAATGACCTCCTCTGGCTCTTTCTGTTGGTATTGGCTGATGATTGTAAAGATATGCTTACTTGCCTCCATGATGGAATCAGGCACAGCCTTCTTGACTTTGTTCACTGGCAACCTGGAGAATATGCTCACAACTTGACAATGGAATTCAAGTATCTCTGTCAATGACCTCTCATTAATGGTTGATAATGTGTCACTTACCATCAACCACTTGTACATCATATCAGCTCCACATTCCTTGATGCTTGCTGGCAATTTTATGTTGAAATCTTTCATGCTCTGATCACTTGGTATCTGCCTTTGTTCTGTTGTGTCTTGCGACAATGCCAAGCAAGAGCCAAGCTAATCACACCATCATCATGCATCCCTATTGGAGCACTGTACTGAACAGCTCTTGTATTGACGTTGTAAATATAGGTAAAATTCTCGAGTTCATCCACAAGCCAGCTTTCATCCTGGAGAGATATCTCCATCTGCTCAAAGGCAATGGCAAGATCCTCAATGATGACTTGCTTGCTCTTGGATGTTGTTGTGAATGGCACAATCAAATTGCGGCACTTGTCTCTGAGCATCTCATGGAATATATCTCCTTGGTTGTTGACCTCAATCAATGTTGTGGCCCTGTGCTTGTTGATGACATCAGCAACCTTGTCAATGATCTTGTTCCATTCATCATGCCTCCATCTGTTCACGTACACCTGTTGACCATCCTCATCCAATATGTTGAGCACAGTGTAGTCATCAGCTCGGCCAATGTCAAGGCCAGCATATCTCTTGGAACCTGGAGAGATTGGCTTGACACATTGAGCCACATTCTTGAATAAGCCAGATGCATTGTCAATGAACTCGGCAAGGTACTCTTGTTTGAATACATGATCAGGCAAGGACCTCCTCCTCTCATCAAGCTCCCTTGGATCAATCATCGGATTGTCATAACTTGAATAATGATGGTATGCATACCTCTCATCATAGTTGTGTTGCATACAGATCCTGTGGAAATGATTCTTGCCTTTTGGTGTTGAGATGAATATCACCTTCTTGCCCTTGACCATCACTGTTGCACTCAGGACCTCATCCCACAACTCTGGCCTGGTGAATGCCATCTCATCCACAACCATATAGTCAAAGGTATTCCCTCTGATGTTGTCTGGTCTCTCACCAGAAAAGAACTCAATGGTTGATCCAAACCCACTGACCATCAGATCAGATCTGTTGAATGTGAACAGGTTGCTCTTGACAACAGCTCTCTCAAGATCTGCAAAAACTTTCTTTCCTTGTTTATATACTGGAGTTACCCAAGCAATACGACAGCCTTTGTCATTGATGGCCCACCAAAGGAGCTGGTTGATTCCAAGCAAGGTCTTGCCAAACTGACGGCCAATGTTGAGAGCATAGTATTTCTCATG